CATCGAGCTGTCAAAGATGGACGAGTTCTTGAAAGTCTATGCAGACAAACAGCGCTATTCAGACAGTAATTTAGAGAATCTTGTGAATTTCAGAACAGGCCTCGCTCTGGAGCAAGACGCTTCGTCTTCCGGCGCGCAGATAATCGCGCTGACCACACGCAATAAGCAGCTGGCGGAATTGAGCAACGTGGTGCCGACAAATCAGAAAAGAAGGCTTTACGATGAGATAGCCACCGCCACATTTAACGATCCCCGATTCAAGAAGATCAATGAGAAGTTAGGTCTTTCCGAGAAAGATTTACGCAAGGCTGCTAAGGCTCAAAACATGGTGGAAAAGTTGCCATGTATAAACACCGTGAATTCAGGGAACACCCCAAGTGGGCAACCCTGAGCCAAGCTCGTCTCGGAAGAGACTTGAAGGTGCAACGACTAAGACATACGACCTAGAACAGGTTATGTAGTCTGTAGGGGCTATGCCGCCCCGAAGCGCGGTGACGTACTATCCTCGAATGAGGTGTCGACGTAACATATAGTCTAATCTGCACGGTAACGTGTAGCAGGAGTGAATTGTGAATTATTTTAAACAGTACGATAATTTGATAACAAAGCATGGGAGCGCGGAGAAAAAGGTGCAGGGCTACTCTGAACGGCATCACATCTCCCCTAAGTGCCTCGGAGGAGACAATTCTGAAGAAAATTTGACGTACTTAAATGCAAGGTGCCATCTTCTTGCGCATTGGCTCCTTATGAAAACCTTCCCGGATGAAAAAGGTTTAAAAATAGCATATGCAACAATGTGCTCCAGGAAGGGCGTCAGACTTTCGCCTAAAATGTATCAACTTGCAAAAGAAGCAGTCAGTGGAGATAACTCTCTACGGGCACGAGCAGTGGTTACACCCAAAGGGGAATTTCCCACTGTAGCCGCCGCAGCGCTTGCACACAAAGTGGCGAAGGCGATCATTTCTAGAAAGGCAGGAAGTGATAGCATACTTCATCAAGGGTACTTCTGGAAAGATGAGAAAATTTCAGGAACTACACCAGACGGCAGAAATGCACACCATCTCCAAAAAGGTGTAAGAACCCCCTATGGTGATTTTAAGTCTGTGCGAGAAGCAGGCAGAATGATAGGCATATATCATTCGACAATATCAAAGCGGATCAAACGCGGCGATATTGGATACTCCTATTTATAATGAACTTTCTACGGCGCTGGCGAAAGGACGGGAATACTCAACGTTGAAGGCAAGTTGGCCAAAGCTCTGGGAAGAGACACTGACACCCTCGTGGTGAGAGCTTCTGAGAGAGACACCGTACTGAATGAAATTTCCGCAAGAGCCGCAAGGTACGATCGCTTTGATCCTGAAACCGCAGCGGCTCTGAGAAGACTGCGTCAGGACACCCGAGACGTCTTCAACAAAGGCTTGGACCCCGGAGATGAAATCATGGAGCAACTGTGGTTCCTGGACCCTAAGACTCGCGATCTGGTGGAGAAGATGTCCAAGAACTATGAGAGGGTGGTGACGCCCGACGACTTCAAAGAGATCGCCAAGATAATGAGCGAAGAGTTGGCGGAGCAAGTCCCCATCTTGAAGGATTTCACCAAGTTCTTCGGCAGGTTGGCCGAGCAGTATTTGATAAACTCCAAGCCTTCCAAAGCAGCGTTTGACTTCAAGAAAATCGCGGAGGTCGCCGCCCTGGGTCCCGGAGAGACGGGCTTTAAGTTGCCCAAGATTGTCGCCAGAATGCTTGACATGAACCCTGAGCGCACTTACTCCAAGGACCTTATCGAACGCCTTCCTTTCTGGAACAAAGACGGGATCATGTCCAAGATACTTTTCGGCGTTGATCCCGCAACCAATCGAAGAACCGGCGTTACGTTTCTCAGGAAAAAGTTGCTGGGGCTGACGATTTCCGAAGGGTTTGAAGTTCTTTTTGCCAATAAGCTTCCGAAGAGCTGGACCAATGTGCCCTGGGTTAATTTCGACGGAAAGACGATTGAGCAAAACTTCACTCAGACCTTTGAAGAACGCTTATTGTACCGTGACAAAGACGGAAAGTGGATAAACAACATCGTGCAAGTTCCTCAGAAGACGGAAACAACGTGGTGGGATGCTCTGACCGGCGAGACCGGAAAGATCAACGACATAGCGGACGCCACCAAAGCACGTACAGCTTTTGCCGTCAACGGTAATCACAGCAACGATGCGGTCATCGTGAAGAAATTCCATCTGTGGGGTGCTAAGAACGATATCCCCACCTCGACCATTCACGACGCTTTCTTCACGAATGCCGCGAAGATGCTTGAAGCACGAAGAGCTCTCAGAGGAATCTACGGAGAAACTCTCGACAACAACGTGATCGAGATGACGTTGAAAGAGATGCTCAAACGAGGGCTCCCGCGTGCGGTTTACGACGCTTACTATCAAGAAGCCGTGGAGAAGGGACTCATCCCTGTCGCGGGCAAATCAACGGTGGGAGGCAGACTTCTCAGAGAGGAAGACATCTTACAAAAGTCAGACATCCTGGAAGATATTCCGGAAGGCTTCAAATCAAATCGTAGTTGGTATGGCGTTGGGTAGTCTTTCCACCGGTCAATTTTATCGCGACATAAGATCAGTCGAGCCCGTTAAATTAAAGGAAAGAGTTGGACTCTTGACGTTACACTAAAATTTACACAGGAGTGTAGTTAGTTACTGTTGCTATTTACAACAATAATGAGCTCGTCACTCCTGAAAATGACATATAGTGGGGGAATTTATCGCAAATTCTCCCATGCTTATTCTTTTACCACAGAAGCTGTGCTTCACATTTATTGAGTTGTACTCAGAGGAAGATTATGGACACTAATGACCCGAACAATCCCGGACAAAACGATGATGAACTAGATACTACTGCGGCCACAAACAAAGCGCAGGAAGATGACAAAAGCGGTGAAGGCAAAAAGGCGAAAGCGACTGAGATTCCTGCAGATGTTCTGAAGAAAGCCGTGGACGAAGCTCTCGCACCCATCAAGGCAAAACTTGACGACGCCTACACCAAACGTGATGAAGCTTTGGCCAAATCTGCGGAGCACGAGCAGAAAGTCAAAGATATTGAACGTGAACGGATGCGTGAACAGGGCAAAGAAACTGAGGCCTTGCAGAGCGAGCTTGAAGAACTTCGAGCTAAAGACAAGACCAAAGACGGCAAAATTATTGAACTGACCCGCAACATGGAAGTCAATAGTATGCTGGCTGGACTTGAATTCCGTAACGACAAGTCACGTAAAATGGCTTTTGAAGAAATTGTCGGCGAATTGGTGCAGGACGAGAATGGCAACTGGAAACACAAGTCGGGTTCAGACCTGAATAAGTTTGTCAGCGACTTCTCCCAAGACGAAGATAATTCATTCTTGTTCAAATCTAAAGAATCCAGCGGTGCCGGTTCACTAAGTCCGAAACCATCATCTCCTTCCGCTAATACGGGCTCTCTGTTTGAACTAAGTCAAGACGAGGTTCTCAAGCGGGCACAGGAGGGAACTCTAAAGAAACGCTAAGGAAATAAAACATGTCTGTTACCACCAACCTGGCGGGTGCCAGCAACGACGTTCTACAAGACGCACTATCCGCGTACTCTGACGAAGCTTACACAAATGCCCGGAAACTCTCCGGAACAGCTATTGTGGGCGGCAATCCGCTGATCGACAAAAACACAGAAACTTTTGTCGGCCAGATGCGCTGGTTCAAGCCCCTGAACGCGAACATCAACGTAGCTTCCCTGACTGATCCTTCCGAAGGTACGGTCACCAGCTACAGCACCGATTACCTCAAGTACATCAAGACCGTCCGCACACACGGCGCGAAGAAAGTCAACATGCAAGAAGTGGTCACTCAACGTGACGGTCTGGCCAAAATCGGTCGCGACTTCGGCGAAACTCAGGCGCAAGATGAGCACAATGGCATCCTGTCCGTACTGAAAGGCGTTGCACTGTCTGAAGCCATCAACGGCGCAGCCGCAGGTTCAGGCGCAGCAGGTCTTGGCGGTCAGACGTTTGAGAACGATCCCTCAGACTCCAAGTACGGCTTCTACGTCGACTTAGGCGCGTCCGCTCCTGTAGTGGCTGCCAGTTCGGCAAACCAGGGCGCTGCTCGCGCAGAAGCTTTCCTGCAAGCGTTTGGCATGGCTTTCAAAGATTACGAGCCCGAGTTCGCTTACCTGATCACCACTCCGGAAGTTTACGCTTCCCTGCGTTCAGCCAACTTGGTTGATCAAGATCGTGTTACCGACGGCAGCGTCACTTTCAACACCATCTTCCAGGGCAAGTTCCGCCTGATCCAGACTCGTGCGTCTCAAGGTCTGACCAGCGCAGAGCTGACTAAGCTGAACTCCGGCGTAGGTGTGGACGTTGTGGGTACGAAGACATCCTTCATCGTTCTTCCGGGCGCGCTGGCTATGGAAGACCTTTCCGTGCCGATGCCGACCGAAATCGAGCGTAAAGCAGCCACGTATCAAGGTGGCGGTGAAACCGCAATTTGGCGTCGTTGGGGCTACGTCCTCGCGCCAGCCGGTTATGACTGGGTAGGCAGCGAAGAAGCATTCCCTTCCGATCTGACTTATCGCTACGCAGTGGAGGCGGGCACTCCGAAGTCTTTCACTGATGTGACTTCAGCTACATTGGCCGACACCACCGGTACTTGGAAGCGTAAGACTGCCTCCGCATTGTCTCTCGGCATTTTGCCCGTTTTCCATTCATAAAAGGAGATTGCCATGAGTCTCGTCAAAGGCGTTAATTCTCTGGTGCTTCCCTCGGAAGCTGATGAGTACTTTTCGACACGTGTTGATAGTGAGGCTTGGTTAACTGCCGATTATGCTAGAAAGGCATCTGCCCTCGTCACTGCAACAGGTATCTTTGATGAGCTCAGCTGGATTGGCGTTTCTGCCAGTGATACCCAGCTTCTGGCATTTCCAAGAAAAGGTAGTTATCTTGACCCCAAACTGGGACGGCTAGTGGTTCTTGACGGAACCATCACACCCACCAGAGTGTTGACCGGAGTGTTTGAACTCGCTCTGCACCTTCTGAACAACGAAGGGTTAATGAACGACACGGGCGGCATCGACTCTCTAAAGCTCAGCGGTATTGAGCTTAAGCAGATAAAAACGGTGTCAACTTTGCCGTCGGCCATCAAGCGGATTGTTCGACCTCTTTTGGTCAACAGTGGGGCGAGCACCTGGTGGAGAGCTAACTAATGGCCTACGCAGCCTTGATTGATGCAAAGCTTGCACTAGCTTACAGACAGTTAAAAGATTTGGCGGAACCGGTGGTCTTTATAAGAACTGAAGTCACAGCTTTTGACTTTGGATCTGCGGAGCCCACCGTGAAGGCCGAACCCGATCGTGAAATTTCAGCCGTGATTCTTGAAGAGACTAGAGAGAAAGGCGTAAAAAAGATGCAACTGCTTTTTAAGACGGTTGATATACCG